CAGTCAAAGACGCGCCAAGCAACCCCATCACGGCAGCAATCTTCTCCCCATCCAAGGCGAGACTCGACACCACGCCGATCACAACGATGATCGTGATGTACTTGAGACCATCCTTGCCAATTGCCTTGCCAGCAACATCTTTCGCAGACGACTGGGCCTCAAGCCGATTTAACTCAGCCTGAACCTGTGCCTTGAACATCTCAATGTCGTGCGGCTCAGTCATCACATCCCCCGCCGTCTGTACGGCTTCACTTTTTCTTTGACACCTTTCGGCTGCGCGACGAACTGCTTGCCTTGGGCTTTGCCTTTACGCTTGGCTGCGGTGGTTCGGGCATATTCTCCGGGGGAAAGAGCTTTAATTGCAGCTTCCGGAAGATATCTTTCACCCGTATCAGAAGATCGTTTACCACTTTTGGTTCTCCATTTCTGGGCAGTCCATGCCTTTAACGACTGCTGCGGAGCCTTCATGACTTGTACCCGCCGCCCTTTTCCTTGTACCGCTTGGCTAGAAGCTGCGCCTTACGCGCCGACCATTGCCCAGCAGCAGTACCCTGAACCGCACTATTCTTAATACTGTTGAACAATGCTTTACGCATACCCGGCTTCGTGTAATTACCGGCTGCGTTGACTTTGCTCTCGCCGCCTTCCTTGAAGGTACGAATGGGCTTGCCCGTCCCGATCACAGGCTTGCTATCCCCGCGCCGCTTTGCTCGCGGCACCTTCTTGGGATTGATATCACCCATGCCTCGGGAAGCCATCATCGTACAAACCTCCCACGGCCACGGCCTTTTTGAGCGATGCCGTAGCCACGAACTTTGTCTTTAACCGCGCCGCCTTTACGCATAGCAATCTCAACTGGACGGCCGTCACGCCCAATAAAGGCATTACCAACCCGGCTAGGAAGTTTATTAAAAGCGGTTTTAAGTCCTTTGTCTTTTGCGTCTTTTATCGTTTTTTCAACTACATCCTTAACGACAGCAGATTGGCCTTTTTCTTTTTTAAGTTTTTCAAGGCGTTCTACTTCTGCTTTACGTTCAGGGTTATAAAATTCGTATTCATCTTTAAGAACAGTTTTGTCTTTACCTTTTTTAAACCCTGCTCTACCAAGAGTAAGTTCAATATCTTTTTCTCTGCCCCATTGAGGGTCTTCGTTCAAGACAGGATTAATGTTCTCTTTATTTTTACCGTAACCAATACTGGATTCGCCCCTTGCCGAGGCTTCTTCGGTACGCTTTTTTAATTTCGCCAACTCTTCTTTAGTTAAATTTTCTTCTGTGATGGGTCGCTTACTACCCGCCAAAGTAGTCAAAAAAGCTCTGTAATGAAGAGGTACACCCGCCGCACGCATCCCACTTTCAGCAATCCCTAAAGCGCCTTCACCTAATTTGCGACCAAACGACTCTTCTTGTTTTGAAGAAAGGGGTTTGGTTACGGTTTTAACAGCGGCCTTTGGAGCCGCTTTAGTTTCAACAGGTTTGGCACGAGGAGTTGACGGAGCTACTTTTGATAGTTCGTCCTCCGCCAATTTTGTCTTCGGCTTCTTGGTTGAAGTAGTGTACTTCTCACCGCGCCAAGTAAAGGTCTTGCCTTCGCCCAGTTCCTTGCGCTTAAGGGCAAACGCTTCGCCAAAGGACATGTCATCAATCGTGCGATTCTTCGGCGCACGACGAGCGTACGAAGCATTATCCGGGTTAAATACACCCAGACCTTCTTCTACGATATCCCCTTCAGCGAAGCGCCGCACCCGTCGCATGGTTACACCATTTTGCAGCGAGTCTTGCCCTTCTTGGCAATACCATCAGCACGGCGAGAAGCAGAAGTAGCCATACCGCCCTTCTTCATTCCCTTCGGCTTTGCACCCTTTGGTGCATCCTGCATATCAAGGCTCATACCCGGAGCAGCCATCGAACGGCTGTGGATACCACGAGGACTTGTCGGGCCGTATGACCCGCGAGTTTTTGGACCGCTGCTCATTAGCAATAACCCCCGCTACGCATTTTAACTTCTTTACCCTTGGTCTTGCCCTTCTTGGCAATACCATCGGCAGCTTTGCGGTACGGACCGCTAACTTTGCCGCCTTTCTTCATGCCGTACTCTTTTTCTTCGTGACGGATCATGGACTTCGGAGCACCCTTCTTCTTCATGAAGGCTACTTCCTTCTTCATCATTGCTTTGGACTCTTTCACTTGGATTTCCTCTTAAATGTGCGGCCTTTGTCGGCCTTAACGTACTCTTTCCCCACTTTTTGTGAGATACCCAAACGCTTAGCCGCTTTTGGGTCGTTAGCGACCAAGGCCATCAAACGATGTTGTTTACCCGATTTGCTTGGCATTGTTGTTCACCAATCGGTCAATCTTCTGCTCTAGCCGGTCGAGCCGATCAAGCAGCATTTGTGCATCAGCACGAACTTCAGCACGAGTCACGTGATCACGCGCTACTTCTTCACGGGTCTTGTTGAGAAGAATGCCCAAGCGTTGTAGCTCCGCAAACTTCTCTTTCACAACAAAACCAAGCACGGCCACGATTCCCGTAAGAACCATGTTCCAAACCAACATTTCCATTTCAACAGTTCCATGCTCGGAGGGACTTGTTGATACGGCTGTTCGGATCATTGGCTGTCTTCGCGCTAGTCAGCTTTTTCTTCATGCCCTTCATGCGAGCACAAAAAGAATCTCGTCGGGCACCACCTTCAGGCTGAGGCCGTTTCAACCCCGGCTTACCGGGATTGGCTGCGTTATACGACGCACGGCCTTTGGCATTTAAACCGCCTTTTGGGTTTTTCCCTTCTTTACGCTGCCAAGCTGGAGACTTAGCCATAGATCACCATCGTCGAGACTACGGCTGACGGGACGATATAAATGCTGGTCTGGAAAAGTAGACCTTCGCCCGGCATAAGAACATAGTCGGGGCTGGTCGAAGAAGCCAACGTATTAATAACGATTTTGACCGGACCAGAAGCCCCGCCATCCCGAAAAGTCACCGTACCTGCACCTGTATCGGGAACGATATAAATCGCTTTTACGCGAGAACGTCCAATAACAAGGCTATTTTGATCCAACAGGTCGCCAGCAGCAATGGCGACCTTACTAGCTAAGACATCTGTTTGCATTGCCATCTTCCTCTCCTGTAATGGGTAAAGGGGGCTTTCGCCCCCCTACAAAATCCTTACGGGACGAGACTGGCGTACAGACCGATGTAAAGCGTGGTGCTGCCGATGACAACCGGGATGCGACCTGCCTGAACCGACACCGTACCCGACACCGAACCGGTGGTCAGCTTGGTGCTGCCAATCGTGAGCGTGGTGCAAAGCAGGTTGGTGATGACGGCGGAATCGCCAGCGATAGGACCCTCAAAGCCATTGTCAGACTTAACCGGGCCGGAGAAAGTTGTACGTGCCATTTCAAATCCTCACATGCGAGTAAGTGTTTACCAGTCTGCATGTCGTCAGTCGGGTCTGTCTGGTAAACGGTTTTTTCCCGATAACGACTGTATATCACTAAAAAAGAGGGGCTACAAGCATCGCTACTCGTAGCCCCCCAACTCTCTAGGTCACCATCAAACTATCAGGACGCGCCCGGCGAACCGAACATGCCCAGCGGATCCGACCAGCCGAAGCTATAACGCTCGCGGCTCTTGTACCGGACGTTGCCGGTGTCGAAATCGCCGTCCATGCTGTTTTGCAGCGGGGTACGAACGAAGTGCTTCATGCCGTTCGGAACGTCGGTCGTTAAGAACCAAGCATTCGTGTCGGTCAAGAAGTGGTTCACGGTGTAACCGCCCGGAATCGAACCCATCGCCTTGAGAGCGTTGATGTCGTTGTCAGCGGTCGCAACACGGAGTTCCGTGTCGAGGAGGCGCTTGGCAGTGAACATCAAAGCCGGGGGAACGATGAGCTTGTTGGGCTTCGCCGCGATCAAGAGACCACGCTCGTCGGTCCAACCAGCGATCTGAATGACAGCCGCTTCCAACGAAGTTTCGTTGAGGTCAGAAGCCGTCAAACGGTTGCTGTTGGTACCACCCGAAACCAGCGGATGCGAAGCCGAGAACAACGGCTGGCCGTCACCGCCCGTGTAGGACGAGGAGAAGCCATTGTTCAGGACCGAAGCCGCCTTGACTTGCTTCGTGTACGCCATCGCTCGGGCGAGCGCCTTGGTGTATCGCTTAGACAGCGAATCGTACAGGTTGTCTTCAACCGCCTCTTCCGTGATGGAGAAGCCGAGAGCGATAGTCTCGTGGTTGTAGCGAGC